TACCAACCCTTCTCGGTGTTGTAGATCGACTCGCCGTAGACTTCGGGATGGTCCGTGCCATCGCTGTCATCGATGTAGCTGGACCAACGTGGGCCGCAGCATTCGCAATAGCCGTGGTACAGCTTGTCCCAGATGTAGTCGATAGCTTCCTTCGCGGTTGCTGCTTGGACGAACACATCTTCGGCCTGATTTTCATCGACTTCGAAGTGACCGCCACTGTTGTTCTGCGAGAAGTGGAACCACTTCAATTTCATCGTCACGGTCGCAGTGCCGTCATCATGTAAAACTACTTCTCGACTCACTTCTTTTCCTTTTTCAGTTCTTCAAGATTGAAGAAATCCGTCACGGTCGCGTCTTTCCAGTAACAGTCAAAATCACCGGGCCAGTTACCCGGTGTTCGGACTTCGACCTGAAGGATCATCTTGCCGCGCCAGTTGGTGCGGTAGTTCGTATTTCCGGTGTAATCCGGGCGTCGAATGTTCATAGGTCCAGTTCGATCTTCAGCAGCTTTGCAGCCATGATGATGTCTTCGGTCTTCACGTCATCGTGCAAGCGAGCCGTATAGCCGTTGAAGTGCCTACGGAATTCGTCAAACACCTTCCGACGCGTCTTTTCGGTGTAATACGCTTCGGGACTGCGGACCAGATGACGCTTGTTCCCATAGTCGGCCTTCTCGATACCGTTCTCGATTTCGAACTGACCAAGTTCGCTCTGGTATTTGCCAGTTGACTTGATCGAGATGTACTTTCGCCCAACCTTGGTCACGACCGCTTCTTCGATGGACTCTTCGTCCGACGAGCGCCAACGCGTTTTCGTGACCCAGATTATGTCACCAACCTTCACGTCTGCGAATTTTTTCTTTTCTACCATCTCTTCGCTATTACTTCATGACCACACGGCGGACAGACGATGAAATACTTCGTCTCACCATCTCCGGTGTAGTCGCGTTCAAATCGGTCTTGTACGTCCTTGGGCGTGTATTCCAACGTCGCGCCACAATTACGACAGACCACTTCTTTGACCACACTCGGGTGCGGTACGGTGCTGATGACCTTAACCATACTTCTTCTTCAGGGCTTCGTACTGGCTGCGTTCTCGGGCTTCGGCACGTGCTTCGTTCTCAACTTCTTGAGCGACACGCTTGGCGTATTCCATGTCGGTTTCGAGTACATCGGCAACGATTGCCATATAACTGCCGCCGTTGTACGGATATTCACGTTCTTCGATACGCAACGAATCACCATACAACTCGATGTAGCTCTGAAGTGTCTCGATCAGGCCAGATGCGCTCTCGCCATCGAGATAGAGCGAATCTATTTCCTTCGGGACCATCTTGCGTTCGCGATTAACCAAACTTGACAATTTCCGGTTGTTTCAGGGTGCAGGGCACATAGCCCATCAAGTCACTCGTCTTGACTTCGATGGTTTGAATGGGGCGGTTGTTTTTCGACTTCACCCAATAGTCGTCACCGACCGGCAGAAACGTGTTTAGGCGAATCTGCTGGATGCCGTCGCGGAACTCGCTGTAGATCATCACAGCGAACGTGTCGAACTTCACGAACAGGTCAACGTCCTTCAGCAAGATGTCGCCGCGCTTCTCGAAGACGTAGGACAACAGCTTGAACATGAACAGACGGTCTTCACGCTTGGCGAAGTTGCGATCCACCAGACGTTCGGGGAAGTGCTTCGAGATGAACACACGCGTGTGTTTGCCATAGACCATCTCGACAATCTTGGTCAACGGCCCGCCAGCGAAACGCGAGTAGTCGCGTGCGAGTTCGTTCACCTTGGCGCGCTTGACCAGACCTTCGGTGCTGCTGACTTGACCGGTTTGGGTTTGTGTGGCGATCATCTTCTCTACGTCCTTTACTTTCTCTAGTTTGTCTACATGAACACTCATGGGTGTGACTGCGAGTTCGAATCATACCCGAACATGTTTGGGAATGCAACAACTTTGCGAGAACGTGTGGCAACGAACAGACGCGCAAAATAAAACCGGCCCATGTAACACACAGGCCGGTCGGCGTCAAGCAGTAGGAAAAACTAGGGAGTTACCCTACTATCGCTGGTCTTACGATTGGCGTAGGGTCGTTGGTTGCTGTTGGGACTTAGGCCGTGGCAGTGAGAACACCCCGGCCAGAATCGAGAACGTTGTTTATCTGAGATTCAAGGCGGTCTGCCACTCTGGTGTGGCTTTCCGCAGCCGTGCGGTACAGCGTCGCCATGCAAACCTTTCCGTCTTCATCTGCAAGCGCCGCGAAGTCCAAGAATAGCTTGGCGTTGCGGCGGTGATCCCGGATGCGTGCTTCGGTGATGCTAGTCATCGTCATGTCATGAACTCCAATAAATATTAAACGATAGTTCTTTCTCCAGTTGGTCCAACTACAACAGCAAGACAGTACCATACATTTCTGACGATTACAAGCACTTTTTACAGGCTTGGTCGTCTGTCTGCGTTTGTCCATTGTTGGCCGATTGATCCACAACTACCATAAATATTGGATCATGGCAATCACTGTATCTACCACAAACCGCGTTTTTCGTGATTTGGATTTGCTCTTCGCTGCAAACCCCATCACTGGCGATGTCTCGATGAAATACGACGACAACGCGGTGAAGCAGTCGGTGAAGAACCTGATCCAAATGCGACCATACGAGTCGCCGTTCCATCCCGAAATCTCTAGCCAAGTCTATAGCCTGTTGTTCGAACTGCCGACACCTGTCACGGCTGAATTGATTAGGACTTCGATCATTCAAGTCCTGACCAAGTTTGAACCGCGTCTCGACAGCTTCGATGTCACCGTGACGGATAACCAAGACGCGAACGCATACAACATCACGGTTGAATTCATCATCAAGGGTTCCGACCAGTCGGTGACGGTCAACACCTTGCTTTACCGGACACGCTAATGGCAACTACACCAACGATTACTGATCTTGACTTTGACGACATCAAGGCGTCGCTGCGTGCCTATCTGTCGGGTCAGACACAGTTCACGGACTACGACTTCGAAGGTTCGGGACTGACGCAGCTATTGAACATCCTTGCGCTGAATACGCACTACAACGCGTTCCTTGCGAATGGTACGTTCAACGAAACATTCCTTGACACGGCGATCAAGCGGGCGAACATCGTCTCGCGTGCGAAAGAGATGGGATATACGTCCCGCTCTGCGCGCAGCGCAACTGCGACCATCGAAATCGATGTGACCGAACCAACGCAGACGCCGACCACGCTGACGCTTCCGCAGTACACGCCGTTCACGACTTCGATCAACGGTCAGACCTTCACGTTCTACAACATCGAGCCGATCAACGCGCCGCTCGTAGATGGGTCTTACACGTTCTCCAACGTCACGCTGTATGAAGGGACACTCGTCACCAACACATTCACCTACGATGGCGTGTCGGCCCCGTATTTCACGATCCCGAACGAAGCGGTAGACCTGACTACGCTTTCGGTCAAGGTGCAGCCGTCAGCCGGTTCGACCACGGTGGTTCCCTTCACGTTCTATGACTCGATCATTGGCGTGACCAATACGACCAACGCGTACTTCGTTCAAGAGTCCGCACAAGAACTGTATCAGGTGTACTTCGGTGACGGCGCTATCGGTGCTGCGCTTCAGCAAGGCAATGTGGTTTCGTTGACGTACCTTGTGTCATCTCTTGATGCCGCGAACGTCTCGTCATCGAAGTTCGCACAGACCTTCAGCTACGCGGGCGACATCGGCGGCAATACAACCATCGCACTGCGCACGATCAGCAACAGCCAAGGCGGTATCGACAAGGAAGACGCCGCATCTATCCAGTTCAATGCGCCGCTGGCAATGAAACGTGCATCACGCATCATCACATCGGGCGACTACCTGTCGGCCATTGGTGACGGTGAAACCACGGTGCAGTCGATTGCGGTGTGGGGCGGCGAAGACAACATCCCGCCAGTGTACGGCAAGGTGTTCATCTGTCTGAAGCCCTACGATGGCTATGTCATCTCGGATGCAGTGAAGAACGACATCACGACGAACATCCTTGGTAAGCAGGGCAACATGCTGGTCACACCGGTCTACGTCGATCCTGACTACGTGTACCTGACGCTGAATGTCACGTCTACCTACGATCCGAACTCAACCACGGTCACGTCAACGGACATCGAAGGCTACATCGTCAACACGATCAACACGTACTTCGCGCAGAACCTTGACAAGTTCAAGCAGACGTTCCGCTTCTCGCGCCTGTCGAAACTGATCGATGCAACGAACGATTCGCTGGACAGCAACATCATGACGATGAAGCTGCAAAAGCGCTACACGATGCCGCTGAACTATCCGGTCAATCTCGACATGACTTTCCCGGTTCCGCTGCTACCCGGTTCGATGGATTCGAACGTCTTCATCTACTCGGTTGGCGATCAGTTGAACCAGACTGCGCAATTCATTGACGATGGCGCAGGTAACGTTTCGATCAAGTCTGCGCTTACCGGCGCGGTGCTATCGCCCAACGTTGGTTGGGTGAACTACAAGACCGGTGAGATGGTTGTGAAGAACTTCATCATCGGTGGTCTGGTCGGCGGTGTCGAAGACATCCGTATCAGTTTCAGCCCGAAGAACGCAATCACGGATGTGAGTTCGAATCTGAACCAAATCATCATGCTTGACGATTCGACTGCGATCAGCAATGCAAACATCTCTGCTGGCCTAACCGTTTCGGTGGTTGCAGATAACGACTAAAACACATGAACAAGACGATTTCATCACTGGTGCAGTCACAGTTCCCGCAGTTCGTGCGGGAAGACTATCCCACACTCGTCGCGTTCATTCAAGCGTACTACCAGTATCTTGAACTACAAAAGAATCCGCAAGATGTCCTAACCAACCTGATGTCGTATCGCGACATCGATAGGACTCTTGACGAATTCGTTGTCAAGTTTGAGAAGGAGTACATTGATGGACTGCCGCAGAATGTGGTGGGCGATAAGCGCCGCTTCATCAAGCACGTCACCGACCTGTACAACACAAAGGGGACGGAAGAATCGTATCGCCTGTTGTTCCGACTGCTGTTCGGTGAAGAAATCGAACTGTACTACCCGAAACAACAGATGCTTGTCGCATCGGGCGGTACATGGTCGCAACGCAATTCGATTCAGGTCATTCTCGATCCGGGCGTGTCACCGGATTGCGTCAACAAGACGATCAAGATCAATACAGCGAATGGCGTCATCAACACGTACATCACCGATGTGGTTGCGTTGAATGTCGAAGAACGTCTGTATGAACTGTTCATCCACAAGAACTTCGCGATCCTTCCGAATCCGGGTGATCGCGTCGTCGGCAAGAACCTAGCCGGTACGTGTCAAGCAACAGCGATCCAAGCGGACATTCTGTCTGGTGGTGCTGGCTTCCATGTGGGACAGGTATTCGAAATCAACTCGGTGTTGGGTTCGGGTGCGAAGGTCAAGGTCACGTCCGTCGATTCGAATGGTGCAATCAAGCGTCTCGCATTCATTCAATTCGGTACGAACTACGAAGCAAGCTTTCAGGTCGCACTCGACCCGAACGTTCGCACGTCTGGCGCAATCAACCCATACGCGTCGTACACGAACGGCTTCATTGAATCGGTGCTGGTGACGAAGGTCACGTACTTCTCGTCGGACTACTGCGACATCACGTATTCCGGCCAGATCATCGGTTCGTCGTTCACGAATGACTACCGGCCAGACAACGCGCTGGACCCTTCGGTGACACCGGCAGTGGTGCAGTTCGAACTTGGTGCGCTGTGTCCGTATCGCGGCGAATACACGTCTGCTGGCGGCTTCCTTTCTGATGTGAACGTCATTCAGGACGGCTACATGTATCAGGACTTCAGCTACGTCATCAAGACAAAGCAGAAGCTTGATGACTTCAAGAACATGGTGAAGAACCTTGTTCACCCGGCTGGCACTGCGATGTTCAGTGAGATGGACCTGACATCCGACATGGATGTGTCTGCTGCGTATGACTACGCGAAGGTTCTGTCTGCTGCACTGAAGTTCTTCGAGACGTTGACGCCTACTGATGCAATCCGCTTCCTGACTGGCAAGAGCCTGACGGATTCTTCAAAGCCGATTGACACGATCAGTAAGGCAATTGGCAAGGCTTTGAATGATGCGCAGTCGTCAATCGATAGCGTGAAGCTGAAGACCGGTAAGAACCTGACCGAAACGCAGACATCGAGCGATACCGTCACCCTGAATACCGGCAAGAACCTGACGGATTCTTCGACGTTGGCCGATTCGATCAGCAAAGCGATTGACAAGCATCGTACCGATTCAATCACGTCCACGGATGCGATTGCGCTAAATACTAGCAGGACTATCACAGGTGATTCAGTAAGTCCAGTGGATAACACTCCATCTGCACTACTGATCGATTACTGCGATTACACATATCTCGCCCAAAACTACGTGGGCACTGTTCTCATGTAAGGACCAAAATGCAAGATTTTCTTAAAGCTGTTGGCACGCTTCAAATCGTCCTGACCGACGAGTTTGGCAATGTCAAGGAAACGCGTGACCTGAAGAACATCGTCACGTCCGTGGGTAAGGCATGGATCGCGGCGATGATGGCTGCAACCCCGCCAGCACTGATGTCAAACATGGCAATCGGTACGGGCACGACTGCGGCTGACCCTTCACAAACAACTCTGGTCACGGAAACGGCACGCGTTGTGTTGTCGTCAACCGTGGTCAACTCGAATACCGTTACGTACACGGCAACGTTCGGCGCTGGTCAAGGTACTGGTGCAGTGACAGAAGCGGGCATTTTCAATGCTGCTACTGCTGGCACGATGCTGAACCGCACGACCTTCTCTGCAATCAACAAGGGCGCGTCTGACACCATCTCGATCACGTGGGTTGTCACGCTGCAATAATAAGCCATGACGAGTTACGTTCTCAAAAATTCCATTCACACGGCGGTATGTGAGACGTTGATTGCGGACATTCGTGCGCAACGCTCGTCTTTCTACTTCTTCGTGGGCGGGCTACAGCTTCCGGGCGTGAACATCTCGACTGATGCCGATCCTTCGTATGCCTATGAATTGGACGCACGGAACGAAATCGTCTCGCTGAAGAAGCTTCAGTCATCCGATGTGTCGTTCGTGATCCCGCGTGTCAATTGGGTATCCGGTACGGTGTATGACTACTACGATGACTACTCGCCATCGTTCCCGTCATACTCGGGCGCAACCGACATCTCACAGGCAAAGTTCTACGTGATGAACTCACAGTTCAACGTGTACAAGTGCCTGTCGAACAATGTCAATGGGCCGTCCACTGTCGAACCGACATCGACCCTTGCTGCACCGTTCTACACGGCGGATGGCTATCGCTGGAAGTACATGTATGCGATCCCGCTGTCGATGCGCAATCGCTTCCTGAATTCGGCCTACATGCCGGTACAAACCGCGCTGCTGGACCAGTTCTATTCGGCTGGTCAGATTGTCTCGAAGGTGATTCTGAATCCGGGTACGGGCTACGTTCAGGCATCCACATCAATCGTCGTTGAAGGCGACGGTACTGGTGCAGTGCTGACACCGGTCGTGTCGAACGGCCAGATCGTACAGGTGATCGTGAACAATCCGGGTTCTGGATACACGTATGCGAACCTGACGGTTGAAGGTGTGGGTTCGGGTGCAGAAATCGTTGCGGACCTGTCTGTAGGCGATTTGGACACGTCACAAGCTGACGTTGAACTGTTGGCCGTACCGGGTTCACTTGAAGCCTATCGCATCACGGATCAGGGATTTGGCTACACACAGGCAACCGTCTCGATCACTGGCGATGGCACTGGTGCAACGGCACATGTGCAGATCAGCAACAACCGTATCGTGGCCCTGATCGTGGACAACCCCGGCCAAGGCTACACGACTGCCACGGTGACGATCACTGGTGACGGTCTGGGCGCTACGGCGATCCCGGTCATCGCACCGTGGGGCGGTCATGGCAAGAATGCGGTCAATGAACTGTATGCACAACGTCTGTCGTTCTTCTCGAATCTGTTGAACGACAAGAACCAAGGTCTTCAGATCAGCAACCAGTTCCGCCAGATCGGCATCCTTCGCGCACCGACTGCGTATGGTAGCGATCAGCTTTACACGTCATTGAACGCTTCGGCCCTGATGCTGATTAACTTCAGCGGTCCTGCACCAAGCAACAACGATGTGTTGGCTGAACAGAACACCGGCAAGCGGTTCCGCGTGATTCAGGTGACAGGTACGCAGATGGTCGTGCAGAACCTAGACAACTTTGCCCTGCAAGGAAACTCGGTTCTGTTGAATCAAAACTCGGGAAGCCAAGTTGGCGCAGTGACGATTGTGAATCCGCAAATCGACAAGTTCTCTGGTGATCTTCTGTTCATCGACAACTTTGCGATCAATCAGCAAGCGGGACAACAGATCATCATTTTCAAGACAACTCTCAAATTCTAAGTAGACCATAAATGTCTCTATACACAATCGTCTATCGCAGCACTAAGGGGTCGCCACTTACGAATTCGGAAGTTGACGGCAACTTTCAGGCATTCGATACATACAAGGTCAACGTGGACGGTTCGATGCCGTTCACTGGCCCGGTGACTGCACCTTCGTTTGTCGGTGTCCATAACGGCATCGTGCAGAACAGCGGCGCAAGCCAACTTGGTACGGGTACGTTCATCGGCTATGGTGCAACTGCTAACCAAGAAGTTGACTTCGGATTCCAGACGAATTCGGTTCAACGCTGGTATATGTCCGTCAGTGGTACGGCGGGCGAGTTCTTCAAGCTGAACTACACAGACACATCGGGCAACTACAAGCAGACGACCTTCAGCGTGGATAACGCGACGGGTGTTCTGTCTTTCCCAAGCGTGGTTCCACAAATCACGGCGGCGATGCCATCCTTGTCGGACAGTTCATCGAACATTCCGACGACTGCATGGGTGCAAGGCCAAGGCTACATCACGGCCAATGGTACTGCTAAGTATGTGACCACGATCACGTCAGCACAGGTGACGGGCGCACTGGCTTACACACCGGTCCAACAGGGCACAGGTACGGGCCAAGGTTCCAACGTCATCAAGATTGGTTGGGGCACGAATACCGGTAACGGTGTGAAGATCACGGTCGATTCGACGGACCAAGGCTTCATTCCGATGTCGTCAACTGCTCCGGGTAAGTTCACGTACTCAGGCGACATCGTTGCAACCGGCAACGTCACGGCGTACTCGGATGAATCGCTGAAGAAGAATTGGGATGCAGTCCCGTCCGACTTCGTTGAAAACCTGACCACGGTCAAGTCTGGTTCGTTCGAACGTGTTGACCTGAATGGCGAACGCCAAGTCGGTGTGTCGGCACAGTCGCTTCAAGAAGTGATGCCACTCGCCGTGCAACAAAACGATGATGGTCTGATGTCAGTGTCATACGGTAACGCGGCACTGGTCGCTGCTATCGAATTGGCTAAACGTGTTGTCGAACTGGAAGCACGTCTGGCAGCACTCGAAGGGAAATAACCCATGACAATCAAAACGTCTGGCACACTCGCCATGACGGACATCGCATCGGAATTCGGCGTCACCATTGGTGCGTCGTATCCGGTGTCGCTGTCGCAGTTCTACCGTGGCGGCAGTTTTGTCCCGAATGGTGCAGCGGCCAATGTCAACGTGCCTACGAGTGGGGCAATCTCAATTGGTTCGATGTATGGTGCATCGAAGGTTCTCACGCTGAACCTGACATCAAGCACGTACAACTTCAATCTGCTGAACGCGATCAATGGTGCTTATGGCACACAGACGCAAGCAGTCGTTGTCGCACTTACGATCAACTCGGGTGTGACGGTCGGTGCATCGTCAAGCTGGTGGGCGCTCGACATCGGTCAGTTCCCGGCTGGTTCGATCATCACCATCAACAACTACGGTTCGATCCAAGGTCAGCCGGGTGCTGGCGGTGGTTACTACTCTGGCGGCGGTCAAGGCGGTCACTGTATCAATGCCGCATACAGCAACCAGACGATGATTATCAACAACTACTCGTCTGGTCAGATCATCGCGGGCGGTGGTGGCGGTGGTTCTGGTGGTGCGGGCGGTACAGGTGGTCAAGGCGGCGGTGGTTACTGGCAATACAACTACTGGTCCCCGCAGCAATGGTCTGGTGCTGGCGGCGCGTATTCATGGTCGTGGGACTCGTACTTCAACGTCTCTGACGGCTATTGGGGCGGCGCTCACGTGTTCTCTGTCGGTGGTCAGCCGGGACAGGTGAACAACTATCTGCGCGGCAACAACAACCAGAACACGGTAGGTACGGCCACAACTGGTGGTGGTGAGAACTCATACACGACCAACTACACGATCTACTGGTACGCCATCATGCAGCTATGGACGGGTACGAACTACACGTCTGGTGGTGCTGGCGGCGGCGGCGGTGCTGGTGGTGCTGGTGGACACGGTACTGGCTATGGCACATCGGCTGTAGGTGGTGCTGGTGGTGCGGCTGGTGCTGGCGGCGGTTCGCCGGGTACGAATGCAGGTTGGGGCGGTCAAGGCGGTACGGGCGGCACTGGTGGTTCTGGCGGCGGTTGGGGTTCATATGGCGGCGCTGGTGCGACTGGCTACACCGGTAACACTGGTGGTGCTGGTAACAACGGCGGCGGCGCGGGCGGTGGTGCAGGTCAAGGTGGTGCTGGCGGCGGCGCACCGGGCTACTACATCTACCGCAATGGTTCGAACTGTTCGATCAACAATAGTGGCGGCTGGTTGGCTGGCCTACTGAGTTAAACAAATGGCAGACACTTCAACACTCAAATACACAGTCGATGGTTACGATCCGGCACACAAGGTGCTGTTCGTGACCTTCCCCGATGAAGGCCGCAAGGTCAACATCGGTATCCAAACCTTTCCGACGACACAAGCTGATCTTGATGCAATCGTAAAGCCCTTTGCTGCACCGGTCGAAGCTGCTGCTGAAGCTATCGCGGCTGCAAAGGCTGATGATCCATCATTCGTCGCTTCGATTGTCGGCAAGACTCACGTCACGGCACGCATCTCTGCTGAAGCGGCGAAGGGTGTGGACACTACGACAGCCAATGACCTTGTTGTTGGTGACACGACGCTGAAGGCCGAGAACGTGAAGTCTGCGGACGTGGCCTACATCAAGGCACTGATCGCAGAAGTTCTGGCAGATCAGGCAAAGGCTGTAGCGACTACGGCTACGACTGAAGCACAAACGGCTGCACCGGCAGTCGCTACAACCACAACTGAAGCGAGCTAAACATGAGTGACACGGCACAATACTACTTCCATCGTACATTGATGCCGCCACTCTCGAAGCCATCGGAGATTCCGCACCTGTATGACCGGACGCAAAAGCTTTTCCCGCGTCCCGAAATCAAGTGC